AATCTAATTTGAAAAAAAAAGTATCAGAGAAAAATAATGAAATTGCTGAAGATTTAAGAGGTCAGAAAGACAGTGAGGGGAATCAATTAGATGCCGAAACAACTGAAAATGGTTCTTTACTTATTGGAGTTGAACATGGGGAGGGAAATGAGAGTACAAAAAGTACAATAGATAAAATCAAATCACTTCCAAAGGATGCAAAAGTAATGTTTGTTGGTGAAGGTGGAGTTGGTAAAGATGATAGTGGTAAAATTGACTTTGTAGGAGAGCAGGCTGAATTAAGAGATGCGTGTTTAGAACATTTTGATGATGCAAGAGAAGAAAGTTGGGATGAAAATGGGGATGTTAAAGATTCAGATGCTCCTATATTTGATGAAATTGCTAAATCATTTGGAGGTGATAAGGAAAAAGCAATGGCATCAGTTTGGACTAATATGGTTGGACAAGGTGATGATTTAGACGCTGATGATTACCTTACTGAAGAAACAAAAGAATGGATTAAGGGAGAAGCGAAAAAAGGTGGAAGTAAAGAATTTGATGGAGATGTAGATTGGAATAACCTTACATTAGAACAAAAAGAAGACCTTTATCAACTTAATTATAGAGATGACCAGAACTATGGAGAAACTGATTTATCCAAAGGTCAAAAAGCATTTAATGATTATAGACAGCAAGAGTTAGATAGAAAAATAAAAGAAGGGGAAGAAAAAGGTTATACCGTTATTGCAACGATGGGTAATTCCCACGTTGGAATGTGGAGAGAAAGAAATAAAAAGAAAACTGATTCATTCAAACCTCAATCTTTAAGAAATTTACAAAAAGAATTACCTGAAGCAGATAAAGAAATATTCAATAAAGAATCAGATTTAGATAAAATACCTTCTGATAAAAAAGAAGAAATATCTATGAAGATTGATGAATTGGCGGATAAAGCATCTAAAGGAGAAGATTTTAACCTTTGTCAAATTACTGTTCCTGGAACTAACTTATATTGTGATGATAATCAAGGAATTCCTAGAGAAGAAATGCCACAATTTAAAGGTAAGCCATTACCTGGAACACCAGCTGAAGAACTTCCAAAAGATAGTAAGGGTGAAGTAGATACCGAACCTCTTTTCAAAAAAATGTTAAAAGAGAAGGGTATTAAAACCGTAGAAACCGAATTACCTTCAGATAAATTAAAAGCAACACAAAGTGAATTAGTTGGTAGTAAAGTAGCAGGAATGACGAAGGCTTTAGAAGAAGACCCTCAAAATCCTGGTATTACTGCACCAATTTATGTAAGTAGAGATGGATTCGTAATCGATGGACATCATAGATGGGCAGCCGTTACATCTGCCGCTATCAAAGCTGGAAAACCTGCAAATATGAAAGTTATTGTTGTGGATATGGATATTAAAGATGCTATCCCAATGTGTAATCAATTTGCAGAAGAACAAGGTATTGCGGCTAAAAAAGCGGATGCTAATGATGGTGAGCAACCAAAACCAAAAGAACCAAACAAAAAAGAAGGTGGGGTAGTTTATCCTATCGGAGGAAACTATTATTCAGATACTCCTAATGGGCCTGCACAATATATTAAATCAGAGAGTGTAGTAAGAGAAGTATTTGAGAATGAAAATGAAAAGTTTTTAAAACTTTTGTTTGAAGCTAATGTTACAAAAAAATTACCTGATGGTGATACAATTAGAGTAACTCCAATTGATGTAAAAGATCAACCAGAAGCAACTCAAAAAGCAGATGATGCAGAACCGGCATCTGATGAAACCTCTACAACTAATGTAACACCATTAGCAGGAAAAAAAGATTACAAAGATGTTGCGGCTAAACAAATAAATCAAACCAAATATAAAGATAGTATTTTGGATGATGAACTTAAAGAAAAAATATCTACCATTGTTGGTAAAATGACAAAAGGTGAAGATTTGACAGAAGAGGAGCAGGCTATTGCAAAGGATTATATTAAAATAGTAAATGATAAAAAGGTAAAAGTTTATATCGCATCAAAGAAAAAAGGTGATTGGTCTCCACAAGGATATATAAAAGCAGTAGAAGTGGGAGCGGGTAAAGCGAGTAAAGAGTGGGCTGATAGCGCGGGTAAAAAATATGGGGTAACAATTGGAAAATCCGGACAGGGAGCGGTGGGTAAAAAAGATCCAACTCCTGCTAAAATTGTAGGAGAGGAAGAGGAAGTTGAAATAAAAGCAATTGATGAAAATACAGTTATATTTAATGGAAAAAAACATAAAAAAATACCTATTCCAACTGAAGATGCTTTAAGGGCTCAATTTAAGAAAAATGAACCGAGTATTAGTGATGAGGAATTGGATAGTAAAGTAGCAATTGCTTTAAGAAAAATTAAAAAGCGTAACGATAATATTGATGAATTAATTGAAATTTCTAAAAAAAATGGTGGTAAATTTAAAACTGTAAATATCGGTGATACCTCAACTTCTGATGGAAGAAATGAAGCTAGGAAAAAACTATTAGATAAATCTATTGATAAATTTACACAATTATTAGGCGATAAAAAAGATTTACCTGAAAACCAACAGGTGATGAAAACTCTTGACGAACTTAGAAATTTTGAAGGAGAAGATTTGGAAACGAATTCCGAAAAACAAAAACAATATCAAGAACTTTTGAATAGACTTGAAATCGAAATGTTTAACAGTAAAGATTTTAGAGATGGGGTTCCCGATTATGCTGAAGTTAAAGTAGCATTAGAATTATTATCAAAAGGTAATGCAGTTTATTTGCCAGCAGATGAAGCATTTAAAACCGCGGATGTACTAGTAATAAATGAGATAGATGAACAAAATACAGATATACAATTTCTTTTGGTATCGTTAGAATTTTCTGGTGGAATTAGTGTAAAAGTACAAGGTGGTGCAGCCGGAACAAGTGATGAAAAATGGAGACAGAGTAGATTTAAAACAAATGAAACCAGAAAAAGAGGTAATAGAATGTTATCATTATACGATAGTTTGTATCCGGAAAAACAAACTCCTCCCGATTTTCCTCCATCTGATGAACAACTTAATGAGCAAAAGGCAGCTCTAGAAGATGATAAAAAATGGATGGTGGAAAATGGAATCGCTACTGAAGAGGAGCTAAAAGCGGCTGAAGAGTGGGGTGAAAGAAGAGTTGCAGCAGTAATCGAGAAATGGAAGGATAATGGGGTATTTGATTGTTTGAACGATGAAGAAAAGGTAAGATTTGAGGAAACAATGAAGATATATTATAAGAATCAAAAAATTTCTGAAATTCTCTACAACAACGATTTAGATTACACTAATTTTGGAAATTCTAATCAAAAATTCAGTATCAGTAAAGGTAAGGCAGTAAGATGTGAATCCGAAAATTTAGATGGTGTAGAAAAACCTTGCTATATGAAAATTAAAGATGATGTTGGATTTAATTACTCAACGCAGGGTGATTGTACGGTAGTTAGACCTACAAACCGAAATCCATCGGAAATCCACAAAGAAAAACCAAAGGTAAAATAAATTTGGATAATTGAGTATTTTTTCGTATATTTGTAAAAACACAATATACAATGGAAGATATTAAATTAGAAGAAAATGCAGTAACCTTTTGCGAGAGAGTTTATCCACAGACAACTGAAGAATTTAAGAAAATTTTAGATGAGATGTATGTTACCTTTTGTAAAAAACAGAGGAACTATGGGCCCGGTAACATTTCAGTAGGAACTGCATTGGAAACAAAAGATGATATAAAACTTTCACTTACTGGTCTTTGGTTTAGAATCAATGATAAAGTTCAAAGATTAAAACAATTAGTTGTATTGGGGCAGCCTGATGAAGTAGGAGAATCTATTCAGGATACATACGAAGACCTTTCAGTATATGGTGTAATTGCACAATTAGTACAAAGAGGTAAATGGGCTAAATAATGAAAATAACTTTATGTGAAGTGTGGGGGCAAATATATTTTCTTCCATACATTAAAATGACTCATACTCGAACACTTAATGGTAACTTAGAGCTTATCATTGGGTATTTAAAGTGGGAAGTAGTAATTGGAGTATGAATTGGACGGAATACTTTATCAATATAGCACAACAGGTAAAATTAAAATCTAAAGACCAAAAGACTCAGATTGGAGTTGTAATTGTTGGTAAAGATAATGAAATAGTATCTACTGGCTATAATTCTTTTCCTCGCGGATTGAATGATGAAATTCAAATGAGGCAGGAAAGACCTGAAAAGTATTATTGGTTTGAACACGCTGAAAGAAATGCCATTTACAACGCAGCCCGAATAGGAGTATCCACATTAGGAACTACAATGTATATGACTTGTGATATGAGTTGTGCAGATTGTGCAAGAGGTATCATAAATGCGGGTATTAAAAAAGTAGTGTTTAGTAAGAGTAATAAAGAGTGGCCTGAGATATGGAAAGAATCGGCAAAGCGAAGTGAGCAAATGTTCAGAGAAGCCGGTATTGAAGTGGAATATTTTGACTTGTAAATTCTAAAAATAAATTTTCGTTTTTATATATTTGTATATATTTATAGGTGAAATTCCACATCTCCATCTTATATGACACGCCTGTTACAAAAATTCCTAAATTGGGTTTTTCCTTTTAAAGAAGGTGAATTCCCTGCAACCCCTCAAGGTTTTAAAGCCGCACAAAAGTGGGCTCAATCTCAACCACATTCTTACTCCGAAAACCTTACTCTTTGGGAAGAGGTTTATGATAACCATATGGATGGTTATTGGGTATTAGCTAAAATCAATGAACAAAAGAGATTAGCTGATAAGTACAAAGGGGTAAAAGAGAATCGTAAGCATACGAAAAAATATTCTCTAAAAAAATCTTAAAAACATTTGGAACTTAGAAAGATATTTCATATATTTGTTCTAAGTTTTTGATTTACGAATATTTATATTTGTAAACACATAAACTTAAATTTTAAACTTTAAAAACTATAAATTATGTCAACGAACATTGATGCAATCCGAGCTCGCCTTAACAAATTGCAAGGCACTCAAAAGACAGCCGACAGTCTATGGAAACCCTCAGTCGGAAAACACCAATTGCGTTTAGTACCTTACAAATTCAACAAGGAAATTCCTTTTATTGAATTGTATTTTCACTACAACATCAACAACAAATCTTATCTCTCACCAGCTTCTTTCGGAAGACCTGACCCAATTGTAGAGTTTGCAGACAAACTTAAAAGAATGGGTGGTAAAGATGATTATCGTGAAGCTAAAAAGATGGAGCCAAAATTGAGAACTTTCGTACCAGTTGTCGTAAGAGGATTGGAACATGAGGGAGTTAAGTTTTGGGGATTTGGTAAAACCGTTTATCAAGAGTTATTAGGTTATTTTGCAGACCCTGATTATGGTGATTTATCTCATCCATTAAATGGTAGAGATATTGTAGTAGATTACACTGCACCAGAAGGTGGGGCATCTTATCCAACAACAACTATTAGAGTAAAACCTAACTCTACTAAATTACACGATGAAGATTCAAAAATCAGAGAGTTGTTGGAAAACCAAAAAGACATTACAACTATTTATTCTGAATTATCTTACGATGAGTTAAAGAAAATTTTGGAAAATTGGTTAAGTGGTAACACTACCGATGATACAGAAGAATCTGCAACTCAGGAAATCGTTGTTGCTAAATCCGAACAATCAGTAGCGGATTCATTTGATTTCGATTCTAAGCCTCATCAATTAGATGAAGTTGCAGAAACACCAAAAGCAAAAACAACTACATCTGAATTACCTTGGGATGATGAAAAACCAGCGGTAGCTAAAACTACACAACAGGTAGCAGATGCATTCGAAGATTTATTCAAATAATATAGATTATGGCAAAAACCGATTTAGCAGACATCCTGGTCGATAGTCTGAATAAAAAACAAAAAGACCAGAAAATCGCCTTTTTCTTAGATGATGATTCGGAAGGAGCTCCAACCAATGTTAATGGTTGGATTTCTACCGGAGCTGCTATGTTAGATGTTGCTATCTCTAACCGACCTTATGGTGGAATACCTGTTGGTAGAATTACCGAAATAACAGGTTTGGAACAAAGTGGTAAATCACTTCTTTCTGCCCATCTATTGGCAGAAACTCAAAAGCAGGGTGGTATTGCAGTATTAATTGATACTGAAACTGCGGTAAGTAGAGAATTCTTTGATGCTATTGGAGTAGATGTATCCAAATTGTTATATGTTTCAGTAGATACGGTTGAGGATATTTTCGAAACAATTGAAACCATCATTGAAAAGGTTAGAGAAAAGGATGCACAAAAATTGGTAACAATTGTTGTGGATTCAGTAGCAGCAGCTTCTACTAAGAAAGAGATGGAGGCTGATTATGATAAAGATGGTTATGCAACTGATAAGGCAATTATCATTTCAAAAGCGATGAGAAAAATTACCAACACAATTGGTAGACAAAAAATCGCAGTTATCTTTACAAACCAATTAAGACAGAAATTAGGAGTAATGTTCGGTGACCCTTGGACAACAAGTGGTGGTAAGGCTTTGGCATTCCACGCTTCAGTTCGTTTGAGATTAAAGAATGTTGGCCAAATTAAAATGAAAGTTGGTGGTAACGATAAAGTGGTGGGTATATCAGTACGGGCACAAGTTGTTAAAAACCGATTAGGGCCACCACTTCGTTCAGCTGATTTTGAAATCTATTTTGATAGAGGAATCGATAACTATGGTTCGTGGTTAACTGTAATGAAAGAAAATAAATTAGTAAAGCAAGGTGGGGCTTGGTATGAATACACCGATACTGATACCGGTGAGATTATCAAATTCCAATCCAAAGATTTCATTAGGATGATGGTAGAAAAAGAAGATTTGAGAGAGCAAATTTATAAGAAGATTTGCGAACTTACAATTCTTCAATACAAAAAAGACACCTATGATATTGAAGCTATGGAAGTGGATACTAATTTACCAAATGAAGTAGAATAATGAATAAACTTTGGATATTCGGAGATTCATATTCAACATATAATAGAGAGAGGGGAGCGGATAATGTTTCCCTCTCCATTTATACAAAATTAGCAAATCATTTAAATTTAATTGAAACCAATAAATCAATCTCAGGATTAGGAAATATTGATATATACAATAACTTATTAAAATTTTTACCAGAATATAATAGTGGGGATTGTATAATTTTTCAATTATCATTTTTGGATAGATTTTCTTATATAGATGAAATTAAAAATAGAAAATTAAATGACCATGAATCCGATTTATTTTCAGTTAGTGGCAGATTTTTTTTACATCCCCAATATTACTATAATTCTAATAAGAAGCTAACCGAAACTCAAAAGCAGGCATTTACTGATTTTATAAAAAATAATAGCAATAATCTAATTGATATTTACTTCAAATTTTTTATTCAATTAAAACACATAGTATTTTTTTTAGAAACTAAAGGTGTGAAATTTAAAATACTAATTTTGGAAGAACGAGATATGGATTATAATGGAGAGTCGATTCATATATCTACATTATTAAATAATAATGGATTAAAAAATAATTTGTTATTAATACAAGATAGAATGAGTATCCGTGCAGCTAGATTTTATTTAGAAGCGGAAGAATATGAATATCACCATTTTACATTAAACACTATTGAAAAATATGCGGAAGCATTAAAACAAAATTTTAATGAATTCAAAATATAAAAATTTACTTAAAGAAATAGATATAGAGCATTCTACAATTAGAACCCGTAATTCAAAAGTACTATTTGTAGATGGCCTTAATACATTCTTTCGTTGTTGGAGTACTAATCCTACAATGAATGAAGATGGAGAGCATGTTGGTGGAGTAGTTGGATTTCTTAAATCATTAGGAATGGTGATTCGTAATGAAAATCCTACAAGAGTGGTTGTAGTATTCGATGGTAAAGGTGGTTCTCAAAAAAGAAGACAAACTTTTTCAAATTATAAAGCGGATAGAAAAGTAAAATTCAGAGTCAATCGTCAATATGATGATATGATGAGTGAAGAAGATGAACAAATAAGTTTAAAAAGACAAATTAGTTGGTTAGGAAATATTCTAAGTATTTTACCTATTACAACTATGGTTTATGATAATATCGAAGCAGATGATGTTATTGGTTATCTATCTAAACAAGTTATTACCAATGAAGAAAATGGATTAATTCTTTCATCTGATAAAGATTTTCTTCAATTAGTTTCAGATAATATTCATGTTTGGAATCCTCTTAAAAAAGAAAAAATTACAAAAGAAAGATTAATTGAATTATATGGAATCCATCCTGAAAATTTTATTTGGTATAGAGTTTTAGATGGTGATAAATCTGATAATATAGATGGAGTTAAAGGCTGCGGATTAAAAACACTTCAGAAAAGATTACCACTATTTGAGGGGGATAGGAGAGTAACAATAGATGAATTATTGGAAGCAGCTGAAGTTGAAAAAGATAAATATAAAGTTTTTCAGACAATAATAGATAGTAAAAATATTATTGAAAGAAATTTTGATTTAATGCAATTAGATAATCCTGATATAAGTGGGACAACTAAATTAAAAATAGTTGAAAGATTTAGAGAAGAAGTTGAACCATTAGATAAAATGAAATTTATTGGATTAGGAATGAGATATAAGATTTTACAAAATTGGACAGATGTAAATGATTGGTTACGAAGCTCATTTGGAAATCTTATTCTTAAATAATTTGGAAAATAAAAAAATATACCATATATTTGTTCTATGAGTGAAAATGTAGATAATTTATCAAAGTATGGGCAGAGCTATCAAACTAAGGTAGTTGCAAACTTAGTGGTTGATAGACCATTTTTAGAACAGGTATCTGATATATTGGAAACAAAATATTTTGAAGCAGATACAAATAAATGGATTGTTGATTTAACAAAAAGGTATTTCCACAAATATAAAAATACCCCTACTACTGATTATTTTAAAACCGAAGTTCAAAAAATTACCGATAATACATTGCAACAAAATGTATTAGGGCAATTAAAAGCAGTTTATCAAAATACACAACATACCGATAAGGAATGGGTTAAGAATGAGTTTCTAACATTTTGTAAGAATCAAAATTTTAAAACAGTAATTTTAAATTCCGTTGAATTATTAAAAACCGGTCAATTCGATAAAATTGAAAAGATGGTTAGAGATGCGGTTAAAGTTGGACAGACTGCTGATTTAGGATTGGATTATAAAGAAGATATTGAAGTTCGCTTTGAAGAAGTAAATCGAAGAACCGTTGCAACCAATTGGGATGTGATTGACGACTTAATGGATGGTGGATTGGGGCCAGGTGAATTAGGAGTTATTGTTGCACCATCAGGAATTGGAAAGACTTGGGTTTTATCTGCATTAGGGGCAGCGGCAGTTAAAGCCGGAAAAAATGTATTACATTATACATTAGAGCTTACACAAAATTATGTTGGACAGAGATATGATACCATCTTTACTTCAATCCCATCATCTGATTTGAGGGAAAATAAAGATGAAATTAAGGAAAAAGTAAGTAGATTAAAAGGTGGGTTGATGATTAAATATTATCCACCAAAAGGTATTACTGCAAATACAATTGCAGCTCATATTGATATGGTTAAACAAACTAAGTTTCAACCTGATTTAATTATTATTGATTACGCGGATTTATTGGTATCAACAAGTTCAAAGAATAATTCTGATTACGCTGAGCAAGGTGGTATTTATATTGATTTAAGAGGAATAAGTGGAGAGTATCAAATACCAATTTGGACAGCATCACAAACTAATAGAAGTGCAATCGATTCAGAAGTTATTCAGGCTGATAAGATTGCAGATTCATACGCAAAAGTAATGAATGCAGATTTTATTATATCAGTAAGTAGAAAAGACGCTGATAAATTAAATAATACTGCACGATTTCACGTGATGAAGAATAGGTTTGGACAAGATGGTCTAACTTTTCCTGCAAAAATGGATACTAATAAAGGTATGATTGAGGTATATGCAAACAATTCACCAAATGGAATCATAGCTACTAAGGAAGCTAAGAATGGAGAACTTTTACAAAAACAACTACTACATAAAAAATATGTAGATAATATGGGATAATATGGAAAATAAAATGGAATTAGTAGATGAAATATGTGCTGGTATGGCGATATTAGATTATTTTGATGATGCAATCATCGGATATGATGTAGATACTAAAAAAATAATTTACGATTATAATCTTATGATTAAAGTTCTAATTGAAAACCATAAACTTCAGATAGATACTGCGGTTGATTATTTATCATATAATGTATTAGGATTAAAAATTAAAAATGATGATGGAGAAGATATTTCTCCAATTATTATTAGTAAATTTGAAGATGAGCTAAATGATAAACTATAAAACTTTTTCAAAGTTTATAGAATGGGATGAGTTGGATTTGGAATATGAAAGAGTAACTCAAAATATAAAAGATGTCCACAATGTAATTGAGGCATTGGATATTATATTTAGATATCATCGAAGAAAAGGATTCCCTCATTACCAATCAACCATTGATAATATGGTAAGCGATATGAAATCATTATCTGAATTTGACGAATCAACTATATTCAGAGATGGTTACATTGACCAAACAATGCATTGTTTAGGTTTGGCATGGAGCTATTTCCCTCACTGGGTTGATGTTCAATGTGGTAATAGTAAAATGAGACCAATAGATTATTGGAACGATGATGATAAATTAAAAGAAATTATTAGGAAAACTTGGAATTGGCATCTTAAACATAGTGATGGTAAATTTACATTAAATCGTTTAAGACAAAATTTCAAAATATATGGGGGTAATCAAACGGTAAGTAATTTTAGACCATCTGCCGCTAAATGGATTTATAACAATTACGGAGGAGAAACTGTTTGGGATATGAGCTGTGGTTGGGGTGGCAGGTTAATTGGTTTTTTAACGAGTAATTGTAAAACATATATTGGTACTGATCCTAGCAGTAAAACATTTGAAGGATTAGGTAAATTAAATAAAGACCTAAATTTCTATGGTAAAAATGTTATACTTCACCAATTGGGTTCAGAGGTATTTGTACCTGAAAAAGAAACTTTGGATTTATGTTTTACTTCTCCGCCTTATTTTAATACTGAGAAGTATAGTGAGGAAGAAACCCAATCATATAAAAAATATCCAACACCACATTTATGGGTAGAGGGATTTTTAAGGCAAACTATGGCAAATTGTCATATTGGCTTAAAAAATGGGGGGAAAATGTTATTAAATATAGCAAATACTCCTAAACATAAAGATATAGAGAGTGAAACAATAAGGGTGGCAGATGAAGTTGGGTTTGTATTGAGAAATACTATAAAATTAGCACTTTCTTCAATCGCAGGAAAGGGTATTAAATATGAACCAATATTCATTTTTGAGAAAAAAAACTAAAGAAAAAATGATTAAAAAATTTTCTAAAGAACCTAAAATTTTTTACGGTATATATCCTATTTATTCTTACATTCAACCATAAAAAATCGTTTTAGAAATGAGCAAATTATTTACAGAAAGAATACCGTTTAAACCTTTTGAATATCCTGAATATTATACTGAAGGTTGGTTAAAGCAGATGCAAGCCTTTTGGTTGCATACTGAAATACCAATGCAGATGGATGTTAAAGATTGGAACGAAAATTTATCAAAAGAAGAAAAACATTTAGTAGGAAATATACTTTTAGGATTTGCTCAAACCGAATGCGCAGTATCGGATTATTGGACAGGTATGGTTACCAAATGGTTTCCAAAGCATGAGATTAGACAAATGGCAATGGCATTTGGTTCACAAGAAACAATACACTCAGTAGCATATTCTTATTTAAATGAGACGTTGGGGTTAGATGACTTTGAAGGATTCTTACATGATGAAGCAATGAAGGAAAGGTTTGAATTATTAACAAACACTACCGCAGATTGGTCACCATCGGATTTAAAGAAAAATAAAAAAGCAAGAGTTGAAGTTGGTAGAAGCCTAGCAATCTTTTCGGCATTTGCGGAAGGTGTAGCACTTTATTCTTCATTCGCAGTTCTTTACTCATTCCAAATGAGAAACTTATTAAAAGGAATTGGACAACAAATGAAGTGGAGTGTAAGAGATGAATCCCTACATTCTAAAATGGGATGTCAATTATTCCGTCACATGTGTTCGGAATATCCTGAATTATTAGAAGAAGCAAAAGCTGATATTTACAAAGCTGCAAAACTTATCATAGAATTGGAACACAAATTTATTGATAAGATTTTTGAAATGGGTGATTTAGAAAATCTTAAAGCGGCTGATTTAAAAGAATTTATCACAAAAAGAGTAAACGAAAAACTTGCAGAATTGGGATATAATCCTATTCCAGGTGGAGATGATTACTTTGAATATAATGATAAAAAAGCATCTCAATTAGATTGGTTCTACCATTTGACTGGCGGAGTAACTCACACCGATTTCTTTGCTATCAGACCTACTGATTATAGTAAAGCGGGTGAAGGTGAGAATTGGGACGATATATTTTAATAACAAAGAATTTATAGAATTATGAAAAACTACGGCGAAGAATTTGGCTGGGAAGTAGATGTTGATTTCCCGTCTTGGGGAAACAATGAGATATATGTGAAAACTATATCAAAAACTTATTTACAACCAGGAGAAAAACCAAAGGATGCTTATTGGAGAGTTGCAACTGCAGTTGCTAAAAGATTAGATAAACCACAATTGGCTACTAAATTCTTTGATTACATTTGGAAGGGATGGTTGTGTTTGGCGACTCCTGTATTATCAAATACTGGCACCGATAGAGGATTACCGATATCATGTTTTGGTATTGATGTTGGTGATAGTATTTTTGAAATTGGTTCAAAGAACTTAGAACTAATGTTGTTAGCAAAGCATGGAGGTGGGGTTGGTATTGGATTAAATATGATTAGACCAGCTGGTAGCAAGATTACCGGTAACGGAACATCTGATGGTATTATTCCATTTGCTAAGATTTATGATTCAACTATTTTGGCAACAAATCAGGGAAGTGTTAGAAGAGGAGCCGCATCGGTAAACATTAAAATTGAACATAAGGATTTCGATGATTTCTTAGAAATTAGAGAACCAAAGGGGGATGTGAATCGTCAATCACTTAATTTACATCAATGTGTTGTAGTAAGTGATAAGTTTATGAAAAAATTAGAAGAAGGAGATGTTGAGGCGAGAAGAAAATGGGGTAAATTACTTCAGAAAAGAAAAGCAACTGGTGAACCATACATTATGTACAAAGGTAATGTTAATAAACACAATCCTGAAATGTACAAAAAGAATGGATTGAAAGTACACATGACTAATATATGTTCTGAAATTGTTTTACATACTGATGAGCAACACTCATTTGTTTGTTGTTTGAGTTCATTGAATTTGGCAAAGTATGATGAGTGGAAAGATACCGATTTAGTTTATACTTCTACCATATTCTTAGATGGTGTATTGGAAGAATTTATCCAAAGAGCTAAGAATATGAAAGGATTTGAGAATTCAGTTCGTTCAGCAGAAAGAGGTAGAGCATTAGGATTGGGTGTATTAGGATGGCACACTTACTTACAACAAAAAGGATTACCATTTGAAGGTTTACAAGCTCAATTTGAAACCCGTAAGATTTTCTCTCAAATGAAAATAGAATCTGAAAGAGCAAGTAGAGATTTGGCAGCAGAATATGGAGAACCGTTGTGGTGTAGAGAAAGTGGATTTAGAAACACTCATTTAAGAGCAGTAGCACCCACTGTATCAAACTCTAAATTGAGTGGTAATGTAAGTAGTGGAATTGAGCCGTGGGCAGCAAATGTATTTACCGAACAAACATCAAAAGGAACTTTCATTAGAAAGAATCCTGAATTAGAAAGAGTACTTCGTAAGATTGGTAAGAATACAAAAGAAGTATGGGATAAAATCCTTGCTGATGGTGGTTCGGTGCAAGATTTGGACTTCTTAGATGAGTGGTGTTTTGTTGATGGTAAATTAATTGAATGTAACGAAGTAGAAGGTGAGGTAAAGCATAAATGTAATTCAGTTAAAGATGTATTCAAAACATTCAAAGAAATTAATCAATTAGATTTGGTTAGACAAGCGGGTGTAAGACAACAATACATAGATCAGGCAGTTTCTCTAAACTTGGCATTCCCTGCAACTGCAGAACCAAAATGGGTTAATCAGGTTCACTTAGAAGCCTGGAAGCAAGGTGTGAAAACACTTTACTATATGAGAACTGAATCGGTATTAAGAGGTGATATTGCGGCAAAGGCTATGGATCCAGAATGTGTAAGTTGTGAAGGTTAAAAAATAAATAAAAGAAAAGAATATGATTACTGTAAAAAAATTTAGTGCAAGTTGGTGTGGCCCTTGCAAAGCGTTAAAACCAATTTTTGAAGAAGTTAAAGGTGGATTTTCAAATGTAAAGTTTGAAGATGTAGATGTTGATGAACAATTTGAATTAGCATCTCAATACGGAGTTCGTTCAGTTCCAACGGTGGTAATTGAAAAAAATGGAGTAGAAGTAAGTAGATTTACAGGTCTACAATCAAAATTAGCATATACTAATGCAATTAATGAAAATCTCTAATATAGTTGGAGATTTCAAAAATTCTTATTATATTTGCTAATTAAAAGTTACGATGTATCAAAATATATATTATCAGAGAAATACAAATACTATCCATATATGGGATGATGTAAAGGGATACTTTACAATGCCATATCAAAGATACGCATTTAAACCTGCGTTAAATGGTGAATGGACTTCCATTTATGGTGATAAATTAACAAAGGTATTTAAGTATGAAAAAGATGATTCATCGTTATTTGAATCAGATGTACCTGAAATTACCAGAGTATTAGTAGATTTATATACCAATTCAGATTTACCATCAGATGGTCATAAGATACTTACTTTTGACATTGAGGTTGAAATGAATTCTGGTTTGCCTGATACTGAAAAGGCAGAAAACGAAATAACATCAATTGCTGTACATGATTCAGTTGAAGATTTTTATTATGTATTAATCTTAGATAAAAATCGTACCATTCAACCATCTAAATCTGGAAATAGATTAGTGGCTCCATTCGATACTGAAAAGGAGATGCTTAATAAATTTTTGGATATATACGAATCAATATCTCCTACAATCATAACAGGATGGAACATAGATTTTTTTGACGTTCCGTATCTATTTAATCGCTTGAAAAATCTTTTGGGTGAAAGGCAAGCAAAAAGATTATCTCCTATTAGAGAGGTATTCTTTTCACCTTATAGAAAAAAATGGTTTATCGGAGGAGTATCTGCTTTAGATTATTTAGTTCTTTACAAAGAATACAATTATACTGAATTAGATAATTACCGATTAGATACCGTTGCTAAAATAGAATTAGGTAGAGGTAAAGTTGAATACACTGGAAACTTAGATGAATTATTTGAGAAGGATAAAGAAAAATTTATTGAGTATAACTTAGAAGACGTTCGATTGATTGTAGATATGGATAAGAAACTACAATTTATCGATTTATGTAGAGGTATCGCTCACGCCGGTCATGTTGCTTATGAAGATGTATTTTTTACATCGAGGCCATTAGAAGGAGCATTGTTATGCTTCTTGCGCCAGAGAGGATTAGTTGCACCCAATAAAATGAAGAAAGAAGATTCTGATAGAATGATTGATTCTATGAGAGAAACTGGCGGAATTGATGAAAGTGCAAAAGATGAAAAATTTATTGGAGCGTATGTAAAAGACCCGATTGTTGGTAAATATGATTGGGTATATGACTTGGATTTGACATCACTCTACCCATCTATAATTATGACCCTAAATATTTCTCCTGAAACTAAAATGGGTAAGGTTGATAATTGGGATATACAAAGATATTTAAAGGGATTGGATGATTTCTATTCAATACAAGGAAAACAAATTTCAAAAGAAAAGTTTAAAGACTTTCTTAAAGATAGTGGATACTCAATTGCTTCAAATGGTGTAATTTATAGAAACGATAAAATAGGGTGTATTCCCGCTATATTAGATGAGTGGTTTCAAAAGAGGGTGGAGTTCCGAAAATTAGAAAAACAATTCGGAGAAGCGGGTGATAAAGAAAAATATGCATTCTATAAGAAAAGACAACTTGTACAAAAGATTCTTCTTAACTCTCTATATGGTGTATTAGGTTTACCATCATTTCGTTTCTATGATATTGATAATGCAGAAGCAGTAACGATTACCGGTCAGACCGTAATTAAATCTACTGCGGATATGACAAATATAAAATACAATAAAGAGTTGGGAACACAAAATGCAGATTATAACATCTACATTGATACCGATTCAGTATTCTTTTCAGCAGTACCTCTTTTAGACCATAGGCATCCAAATTGGAAACAAATGAGTGATGCGGAAGTTGCTAAATTAGTAGATGGAATTGCAGGTGAAACACAGGATTATCTCAACAATTTTTATGATATACTATCTGAAAAATTAATAAATGTTCCAAAGGATAAACATCGTTTTCAGATTAAAAAAGAGTTTGTTGCTAGGGCTGGATTATGGATTGCAAAGAAACGATATGCACAATGGATTATTGCTGAAAATGGTGTGCCAGTAGATAGGCTAGATGTTAAGGGTTTAGATGTGGTTCGTTCTTCCTTTCCTCAATCATTTAAAGATTTTATGAAGCAAACTCTTATTGATATATTAAGAGGTGAAACAAAGGAAACAATGGATGAAAAGATTATTAATTTTAAAGGTTCACTTCCATTGGTAAAGCCTTATAATATCGCAAAAAGTAGTTCCGTAAAAGAACTTTCAAAATACACTCCCGCAAAAGGCGCAATGTTCCAATTCCTTAAAGGAACTCCCGCGCATGTTAAAGCTGCTTGGACTTACAATCAATTGTTGAAGCACTTTAACTGTGGGTTTAAATATTCACCTATGAGGAATGGTGATAAAATGAAATGGGTATATCTAAAACAAAATCCATTAGGATTAGATACAATTGCATTTAAAGGAGCAGATGATCCAGAAGAAGTGGAATCTTTTATCAAAAATTACATTGATTATGATAAGATTTTTGAAAGCGAAATGCAAAATAAATTAGAAGATTTTTATAGAGCATTAAGTTGGGGAAATCTTCAATTAAAAATTACGAAATCAGATAAATTTTTCTCTTTTTAATTTGGAAAATCGAAATAAAACACATATATTTACAAAAATAAAAAAATAAAAATTAAAACAATTATTATGGACAAAAATCGTTTAAGCCGCTTTATCTCAAAGTATAATTTGGCAGGATTAGTTGAATCAGTTTCTTGGAAAGCAGAAAACAAAACATTAACAACCCGTTTTATCTCTGATGATAAAACTGTTTTAGGTTCAGTTAGTGTAGTTGATTTTGATTTCGAAGACTCTACTGTTGGTGTTTATAACACAAACACTTTAAAAAGTTTATTAGGTGTATTGGGTAATGATGTAAACATCTCATTAAAAAGAGTTGATGAAAAACCAATTTCATTATCTTTAACATCCGATTCTACAACTATTCAATATCAGTTGGCAGATTTGGCTGTTATTCCAAATGTACCAGATTTGAAACAATTACCTGAATTCGGTATCAGTATTGATATGGATGGTAATTTTATTGAAAAGTTCATCAAAGCTAAATCAGCATTGAGTGATATTGATAACTTTACTGTTTTGACTGAAAAAGGTAAATTGAAAATTGTTATCGGTTATTCTAACATCAACACTAATAGAGTTGAGTTGGTAGTTAATGATAACTTTGATGGAGAAGTAAAACCAATTTCATTCTCTGCAAAGTATTTTAAAGAGATTCTTTCTGCTAACAAAGAAGCTAACAAAGCGACTTTGAAAGTATCAAAAGAAGGATTAGCAAATGTAGATTTCTCAGTTGATGGATTTACTTCATCTTATTTCTTAGTAGAAGTACAATTATCATAATACTAAACAATTCAAAGTATGAGTTTTTTTGAACAACAAGAAGAACAAGTTCACTCACTTTGGGTTGAGAAGTATAGACCTACAAAGTTAGATGACTATGTAGGTAATGAGAATCTCAAAGCAAAAGTAAAGGGGTATATCGAAAGCGGGGATATACCTCACTTACTTTTTTTTGGTAAAGCGGGAACGGGTAAAACAACTCTCGCCAAACTAATTGTAAAAAACATTGAGTGTGATGTAATGATTATCAATGCATCCGATGAAAACAATGTTGATACCGTTCGTAATAAAGTTAAAAACTTTGCGAGTGGAGTAGGTTTCAAACCATATAAGATTATCATTTTAGATGAGTTTGATTATATGACACCAAACGCACAGGCATTGTTAAGAAACTTAATGGAAACATTTAGTAAACACTGTCGCTTTATTTTGACGTGTAATTACATAGAGAAAATTATTCTCCCAATTCAAAGTCGTTGTCAATCGTTTCAGATTGTTCCACCAACTAAAAAGGATGTAGCAGTTCAAATTGCATCTATCCTAAAGAAAGAAGATATACAATTTAATCCTGCTGATTTAGTTCCAATAGTGGATGGATATTATCCTGATATTCGTAAGATTATCAACACTACCCAATTGGCGTGTGTTAATGGCGTATTGAAAACCGAAAGTGCTACAATTGTAGATTCCGATTTTAGATTAAAATTAGTTGAAATACTAAAATCAAAAGATGAAGTTAGGAATAAGTTTATGACAATAAGACAATTGGTAGCGGATAATCGTATTTCAGATTTCACCGATGTTTACTCATTTTTATATGATAAGTTGGATGATTACGCAAAAGGTAATACTGCAAATGTTATTATTGCATTAGCGGAGGGTACTTCAAAAGATGCTTTAGTAGTAGATAAAGAAATTACATTTATGGCAACTATTATTTCAGTAATACAATTGGTTAAATAGTGAATGATTTTTTAGTTTATTTATTTGTTGTATTTTCTCAACTAGCATTAGCCGTATTTAAAGTTTTAGAAATAAAATGGGTGGTTGAAAATAATATAACAAAATCAGTTTTATTATTTAATATACAAACTGCCTTTTGGATTGCATCAACGGCATATTCAGTAGATAGTTTTTTAAAGGGTGATTGGACTACAATTATCCTATTTCTTTTATCTGGCTCAATTGGTAAGATTATAATCTTAAAGTATTATAAGAAAAAAGAAAAATAGTAATGTGCGGAATAATAGGAGGAAATTGGTTTAAATCGGATGAACAAACTAATATTCATTTACAAAAAATAATTCATAGAGGTAGAGATGCTTCTATTGTAGATAAGATAGACAATGTCTTTGTTGGGCACAATCGTCTTTCAATTCAAGATTTATCTTCAACTGCAAACCAACCAATGTGGAATAGTGATAAAACTATTTGCTTGGTTTACAATGGTGAGTTGTGGGATAGTCAATACACAAAAGAATTAAAAGAAAAAATTAATTTACCTTTCCGAACAAAATCTGACACCGAAATAATACTCAATGGATATGAACAATTTGGGGTAGATGTGTTTAAGGAACTGGATGGTATGTTTTCGTTTGCAATTGTTGATACTAAACTTAATAAAGTATTTGTAGTTAGAGATTATGTAGGCGAACTTCCATTGTGGTATGCTATCGATAATGATGGTAAGTTAGTATTTTCTTCAGAAAAGAAAGGCCTTCCACTTAATGATTTATATGAAACTCAGGTTAAGGCAATTTATCCAGGCACTTATTTAGAATACAATTATAAAACATTAGAACATTCAACACAAACTTATTACACACTTCCAACTGAAATTATTAACGATGATAGAGAAACAATTGTTAAGAATATCAGAACAATGTTGGAAGAAGCTGTTAAAGTAAAGATGGTATCGGACGTTCCAATCTGCACCATTTTAAGTGGGGGTATTGATTCGGTGATAACAACTTACATACTTTCAAAGATAAACCCTAATATTGAGGCATTTGTAGTTTCAATGGGTGATGGTGATACAAAGAACGATGATATAAAATATGCCAGAATTGCAGCTAAAGAGTTTGGTGTTAAATTGCATGAAATTATACTAACTGAAAAAGATGTTGAAGATGCGATTGAAGAAACACTTTATGTGATTGAGCAGAGTAGATGGCAGAATGTAGGTTCAGCAATTGCACAAATAGCCCTTTCAAAGAGGATAAATGAATTGGGTTTCAAAGTTGTGTTTAGTGGTGACCTATCGGATGAGATATGGGGAAGTTATGGGCACATTCAGGCGTTTCATTGGAGACCAGAAGATTATGATGTAGCTAGAAGGAAATTAGTAGAGGATGTACATAAGACAAATTTCTTAACCACCAATCAATCTATTATGTGGGGTGGAACGGTAGAGGTGAGAACTCCTTATAGTTGGAGACCGTTTGTAGAATATACACTTAATATCCCTCCATTATATCAAAAAGAAAACGGACACATGAAACCTCTATTGAGAGCAGCGTTTAAGGGTGAAATTTCCGATGAACTTTTGTATAGACCTAAAGTTTATTTTGCTAAAGGTTGTAGAACAGGTGATATGATGGAACATCGAAAAGACATTTTGAAATCTCAATTAAAATCCTTATATTCGTATAAGAATGATATTTTACTTAATAAATTTTTCTCAATAAATGGTTAGAATACTTAATATACAAAATGATGGGGATGAAATGGAAGCAGCCATCAGAGAAGCAATGGAAATAATTGATTTATATCCAAAAGTATTTCCTCATTTAGCGGGGCAAGGATTTAAATTAAAAAAGTATTTTAGTAAACCAAATGGTGGAGTTGTATTACAAGATGGTGTAGTTATAACCTTTGAGAAAAGCAAGGGTAATTCTAAAATTGCAAGAAAGACATTTGCTAGAAAGAAGAAGGGAGATATGATAATTCATCAGATTGCATCAAAGGAAAGAAATGGCTCTGCTCAAAGAGTTTTTAATCAATTCGTTGAGTATTGCAAATCAAAGCAGTGTGAGAATATTATTTTATCGGTTAGAACTGCAAATGAAACCGCTAGAAAATTTTACGAAAGAAATGGATTTCAATTAGTAGATGAAAATAGTGAAATGTGGCATGGTAAAAAAGAAGGATTTATATCAGGCTCAATTTATAAACTAAGATTGCCGGCTGATAAAAACATTGAAACTATCACCGATAATAAAAAATATAACTTTATAAGAAATGTATTTAGATTATTTCGATAAATTTAAGGGAATGACTCCCTATCTTCATATCGGTAAAGAAGAATGGACTTATATAAAAAATACATTCGACCTTATCGATGTAAAAGAATCATTGGCGGATATTCTTATGGAGTATCCAATTCCTTATGCGGATATTTCTGAATCAGAGGCATTAGATGCTTACAAAAAACTAAAAGGAACTTGGTGGGCTGATATTCTTAAAGAAGGAGAGTGGTTTCCTAGAAAAGCATCTGAAAGTAGATACCCATTAACATTTAGAGGTAAACAACAATACTTTAGTAGAAACAATGTTGGTAATGAATCATCTAATTTTTTCCAACAAGCAAATCGTTGGAGTGTAGATGGAACCGTTTCACCTGGCCCAAAAAGAACTTGGGAAACGAGAGAGTTTATGGTTTCACTTATGGGTGGGTTATATACTCTTAAATTTGATGAGATAGATAGAAACTCTTTAAGAACTTGTTTAGGTTTAAGAAAATACATTTGTGCACAATTCAAACCTAATGTAGCAAAGGCATTATATGATTACCTTAAAGTGGAGAATGTATTGGATTTCTCAGCAGGGTGGGGAGACCGTTTAGCGGGATTCTATGCGAGCGAAGGTGGAAAGCATTATGTAGGTGTAGACCCTAGAAAAGAAAACCACCCAATATACCGCCAACAGGCAGATTGGTATGAAAAACACCGAACATTTTTTGAAGTAGAAAAGAGAGCCGATTTTCACTGTTCACCTGCGGAAGATTTAGATTTTTCACAATACACCGACCATTTTGATATTGTGTTTACTTCACCTCCTTATTTCAATGTAGAAAGATATTCATACGATGATACCCAGAGTTGGGTAAGATATAAATCAATTGATGCGTGGAATGAACAATTTTTACATAAAGTAATTCATAACCTATGGCCTACAATTCGTAAGGGTGGATATTTGGCAGTAAACATTGCGGATGTATATGCTAAATCAAATGATAGAGAGAAGGGATATGTGGAGATTACAAACCCTATGAATGATTATATTCAAACATTAGGTGCAGAATACGAAGGATGTTTAGGCATGGAGATGGCTAAGAGGCCAGGTTCAGCAGGAGCAGGTGCTATCATCGAAGGTGATGAAGACCGTTATACCGAAGAGGCTTTGGAAAAAGCAAAAGAAGCAGAAGGTAAAAGATTTTGTGAACCTATTTGGATATGGAAAAAACTATAAAAGAATACTTTAGTAAGTTCTATGATATGAAACCATACCTCACTATTGATGAAGAGGAATGGGCATATATTTTAAAAACTTATGATAAAGAAGAAATTATAGAAACCCTTTCAGAAGTTTGTCATACATATCCACTTCCGATACCGGTTTATACAAATGAAGAAGTATTAGAAGATTATAAAAAATTAAAAGGAACTTGGTGGCCTGATATACTAATTGAAGGTAATTGGTTTCCACGCAATGGTAGAGAAAGTAAATATCCACTTACATTTGATGGTAAGTTTATGTACTTTAAAAAATATACCGTTGGTAATAAGGCATCTAATAAATTTCACGTAGAGAACCGATATAAAGTTGATTGGGTAAGAGGCCCATCTGGTTGGAGAACGTGGCAGACAGTTGAAGGAATAAAGACTATCGTAAGAGCATTCTTTACTTTGGATAAGGTATTAACTGATGTAAACATTAATACTTTGAAGATGGCTATGAATTTAAGAAAATATGTAGCTTCTCAATTCAAACCTAATGTAGCAAAAGCACTTTATGATTATTTCAAATCTGAATACATATTAGATTTTTCTGCAGGATGGGGTGATAGATTTGCCGGATTTTATGCGGCAGATAATACTAAACATTATGTTGGTATTGACCCAAACTTAAACAATCATCAAAATTATCTTTTGCAAGAAGAATACTATAAAACTAATCAAACATTTTTTGAGAGTGAAAAAAATGCTACATTTATTCCACAACCAGCGGAAGATGTAGATTATTCAGAATATGAAAATTATTTTGATACTATCTTTACTTCACCACCGTATTTTAATACCGAAAGATATTCTGATCACGAAACTCAATCTTATTTGAGATATAAACAAATAGATGATTGGAACACAAACTTTTTACACAAAGCATTAGATAAAATGATTCCAACTCTTAAAAAGGGCGGAGTGTTAGCAGTTAATATATCAGATGTGTTTTCTGCACCTGATGGAGGTTATGTAGATATTACTAATGCTATGAACGATTTTCTTCATTCTAAGGGGTTAAAATATAGAGGGTGTATTGGTATGGAAATGACGAAAAGACCTAACAGTGGAGGTGCTGGTACTGCTGTAAGTGATTATTACTCAGAGGATTCGAAGAAGCAAGCGGAAGAAGGAAAAAATCAAGCATTTGGAGAACCAGTATGGATATGGGAAAAATAGATAAAGTTATATTATGGGGATGTTCTATCAGCTATGGATTAAATGCTGATAAAGATAAAATCTATGGGCAAAGAATTGCCGATTGGTTAGAAGTTCCTCTAATCAATTTGTCTATATCAGGAGCAGGGAATATTGTAGGGAGTAACATCTTATTAAATAAACCAATAGAATTTTTTGAAAATGCATTAGTTCTTTTTCAAACTACATATTTTGAAAGGCAGATTGATAAAGAAATAATACCAAATCCTTTCTATGGAAATAGATTTTATAAAGATGTAAATTCAAACAGTTTTAGAGTTGATGATTTTAGAAATGAATATCATATAAAAGAAGATATTCTAAGAATTGATGATTGGGTAGGATATTGGACGGAATATGAAAACTTTTATAACCGAAAGTATTGGAAATATGAAAAAGATTTTGACCATACAAAATGGATTTCTTATTTAAAAGAATTATTTAAACAAAATTCTTACTCACTTTATTTAGTTCATAAGTGGTTCATCAAAAATGATGTTCAGCATTTATTTTTTGATATACCTATACCAATTATGGGATATAAATTAAACTATAAAGATTATCAGATTTTAGATTCTAATTTTTTTGCTAACACTATGATAGATTTTTTGACAGGTGATAGTGATAAAAAAAATTGTTTTTATGATACATTTAAAGATGAAAATTTTTTCTTTATTGATGAGATTAATAATGAAAATAAAATAACAGATATTCTGATTGAACCATTGTATAGTGGAAATGATACTACTATATGGAAAGAGTGGTTAAAAGAAGATAGACCCTATGGAACACCTGACCCCTGTCATCCAAATGAAAGGGGGCATGAAAAAATATTTGAAGTATTAAAAAAATATATTAAAAAATAAAAACAAAAACTATGGCACAAATTTTAGGAAACCAACCTCAACAACCGAGACTAGATTGGTCACAGGCACAAGATTTTAATTGTTCACATTGTGGTGGAGAATATTTTATTCCCGCAGTTGTGATTAAGAAATTTTCAAAATTAGTAACCGGAACATCAAAAGATGCGGTTATTCCAGTTGATATATTGTTGTGTGGAAATTGCGGGAAACCAGTTGATGAATTAATACCAGCTGAAATTAGAAAGGCAAAGCAAGATAAAGAAGAAGTTAAGACTCCACCTCCACAAGAAAACCAAAGTAATTTAACATTAGAATTATAGTAGATTATGAAAGTATTATTTGTTTGTGCATTAAAAGAAGAATCAGATGGATATGATACTTTATTTGACTATCCAATTATCCACACTGGCGTAGGGAAAATAAATGCGGGATATAAAACTGCAATGGGCATTCTAAAACATCAACCTGATTTGGTGTGTAACTTTGGAAGTTGTGGTAGTTTCACACTGGATAAGGGAATGTTGTTAAAGGTAAAAGATGTCTATAATGGAGATATGGATGCTGAACCATTAGTTCCTTATTCTGTCACCCCATTCGATACTGATGGTGATTACTTAGAGATTGAAACTGAAGGAGTTAGCTGCTTTACCACCGAAACCTTTATTACGAAAGAAAAAGTTAAAAACTTTCACTCTCAAAAGTTGGAATTGTTAAATAAATGTAGTATATTTGAGATGGAACTTTATTCAGTTACGAGAGTATGTAAAGAGTTTAAGATACCAATTGTTTCTTACAAATGGGTAAGTGATGATGGTGGATTAGAGGATTGGCAGAACAATTGTAGAATAGGGTATTCCCAATTTAAATTAGAATTTTATAACAAATATATTGCTGGATAATGGCTAAAACGCTTTTCGACCATCTTAATGCTATAACAAGAGACCAGGATCCTAATTACTTTGATAAGTTATCAGAAGAGGATTTAAAAACTTGGAGTAATTATATGATTCATCGATTTCTTTCTATGAATTATGATTTTGTTGAAACTATTGCCCAATTTCAATCTCTTACTCAAACGATGGAGCCTAAATTTTACTATCTTTTTATGATAGGGGTTTTACCAAAAGGGAAACAATATCTTCGTTATATTAAGGGTAAGGGTGAAGAGAATGCTAATGAAAAATTAGTAGAACTCATTATGGTAGAATATAACTGCTCAAAGACAACTGCACTTGATTATTATAATATTCTCACTCACATCAAAGAAGGCGATGAATACTTTTCTTATTTAAAAACAAAATATGGAGAAGTAGATAAGGAAAAAAAATCTACTAAAACAAAAACAAAAAAGAAATAATGGCAAGAGTATCATTCTCTCAATATTCAATGTGGACATCTTGCCCTCAACAATATAAGTTATCTTATATTGATGGGCTATCAATATCAAATGCAAATATTAATTTGATATTTGGTACGGCAATGCATGAAACACTACAAAAGTTTTTAGATGTAATGTATAATGCAACTAAATCTTCTGCATTAGCAATGGATTTAGATATGCTATTAAAAGATAGATTAGTTGAAAACTTTAATAAAGAGAAAGAAAAATTAGAAGAGAATGAATATCCGTGTACAAAAGAAGAGTTAGAAGAATTTTTTGGAGATGGAAGAAAGATATTACAATACTTTAAAAGTAAATTGGTATTATTCTTTTCTAAAAAAGGATATGAATTAGTGGCGATAGAATTACCACTTAACATGCCTATAAAAGATAATGTTCATTTTATTGGATTTGTAGATATTATTATCAAAGAAATTGCTACAAAGAAAATCACAATTATAGATTTCAAAACATCAACCGCTGGCTGGAGTAAATATCAGAAATCTGATCCGGTTAAGAATGCACAAATTTTATTATACAAAAAGTTTTATGCTGAAAAATATAAAATTGATGAAGATAAGATTAATGTAGAATTCCACATTCTTAAACGAAAAGTTAAGGAAGATGCTGATTATCCTATTCCTCGTATTTCAAAGCATATACCAGCAAGTGGTAAACCATCCATAAACAAAGCATGGAAAGGATTTATGGATTTTGTTGAAACCGTATTTGATGAAGAAGGAAAATATAGAGATATAGATTATCCTACTAACAAAGGTAAACAGTGTGATTGGTGTGAGTTTAAAGAGAGAAAAATTTGTTCACTTTGGAATTAATCTATGAAAGAATTAATAGCACTTTCACTTCTTGTTTTATCTCAGGTAGTTTCTTTTTACCAACTGCAGGGGCATTTATTTTCAAAATGGATAGATAAGCATCCTTTTCTAATGGTGCTGATTGGTATCCCATTCGGCTATTCAGTTATATGGAGTACCAAAATTTTAATAGAATATTTTGATGGATTAACATGGCCTAATCGTTTGATTGGGTTTTGTATTTCTATATTAGTATTCACTCTTATGACTTGGTTTTATTTAAAAGAACCAATCACTCCAAAAACTCTTGTAAGCTTAATTCTTTGTATTATAATCTTAGGAATACAAATTTTTTGGAAATAGATATCGTTTTCTAAAAAATAAATATATATATTTATATATACAAATAGAAAATGATATGGATGTTAAATTAACAAGTGTAAAGATTCTTAAAGACCTTTACTCTCAATTCAAAAGGGTTACATTAGATGATAAAATGAGTTTACAAAAGTTAGTAAACCGCTCTCTCACTCTATATGTAGAAGACCCAAAATTTAAAGATAAAATTGATTCATTTGCTGAATTACAAGTTTCAGGTTCACAGTTTTAATTTATGAGTAACAACAAAAAAACAATCCTCCTTTTATCAGATGATTTAAGAATGCATAGTGGTATAGCTACTATGTCAAAAGAAATAGTTTTAGGTTCAGTTCACGAGTACAATTGGATTCAAGTTGCCGCGGCAGTTCAACATCCTGATTATGGGAAAATTATAGATGTTTCCGATGATGTAAAAAATAACACAGGAGTTTCAGATGCAAGCGTAATTCTTTATCCAAATAATGGATATGGGACACAAGAATTAATAAGAGAACTTTTATCTAAACATAAGATTGATGCAATCTTACACTTTACTGACCCTCGTTATTGGATTTGGTTATATGATATGGAGCATGAGATAAGACAAACTTGTCCATTATTCTTCTATCATATTTGGGATGATTTGCCAGACCCGCATTATAATAGAGATTATTATGAAAGTTGTGATTGGTTGGGATGTATTTCCAAACAAACTTATGGTATTGTTAAACGAACTGGGGCATTGAAAAATGGAAAAACGTGGAAGCCATTAGAAGATTGGCAAGTAAGTTATGTACCTCATGGTGTTTCTAAATTATTCAACCCAATAGAAGTTGAAAACTCAGAACTAAAACAAAAATTATTTGCTGGAAGCGATTATGAATTTATCATCTATTGGTCAAATAGAAACATTAGAAGAAAACAACCATCTGATGTAATTTGGGCATATAAAATGTTTGTTGATTCATTGCCTGAAGAAAAAAGAAAGAAAGTTTTACTTTTGATGCACACTCAGCCAGTTGATGAAAACGGAACTGATTTAGTTGCGGTGGCAAGTAGAATAGCACCTGATACTGAAATTAAATTTTCAACTAATAGATTATCAACCGAACAAGTAAATCAATTACTTAATCTTTGTGATATATCAGTAAACATCGCAGGTAATGAGGGATTTGGATTGACAACTTGTGAGGGAATAATGGCTGGATTACCATCTATTGTTTTGGTAACGGGTGGATTACAAGACCAATGTGGATTTACAAAAGATGGCAAACTATTAACCGCAGATGATTATGTAGAGATTGGTTCACTTCATGATTGGAGAAAATGGGAAGGTAAAGTTGAGCACGGTGAATGGGTAAAACCACTTTGGGCTAGAGCACAAAATATGAATGGTTCAGTCCCTACTCCATACATTATTGATGATAAAGTTGATGTGTATGAATTGGCAGATGCTATGAAATATTGGTATGATATTCCAAAAGAAAAACGAAAAGAAATGGGATTAAAAGGTAGAGAGTTTTTCCTTTCTGAAAATGGATTCTATTCACAAAGAATGGCAGATGAAATGATTAAGGGAATGGAAAGAGCTTTTGAAAATTGGAAACCAAAGGAAAGATTTGAATTATATAAAATAAAATAAGTTACGAATGGGAAAGCAATTAGAATTATTTGAAACACCTGCATCATTTGATAAATTAATTGAAAATGTTGTGGGTTGGGCAGCTGATAAAGACATCTTAAAGAAAGAAAATGCACCAAAACAGTTATTAAAAGTTTTGGAAGAAGTGGGTGAAACCGCAGGTGCATTATTGAAATCAAAGAATGATGAAGTTAAAGATGGAATTGGTGATTCATTTGTAACACTTATCATTTTAGCTAAACAATTGGGTTTAGAGCCATCTGAATGTTTAGAAGCAGCTTGGAATGAAATTAAAGATAGAACAGGTAAAACTGTTGGGGGAGTATTTGTTAAAAATTAATTATGAGTAAACCATTTTTATTATATCAAGCTCCGGTAGCAACTAGGAGTGGTTATGGAGATCACGCGAGAGACCTTCTTAAATCTTTTAGAGATTTAAATTATTATGATATCAAAATTGTTTCAACTAGATGGGGTTCAACTCCGATGGATCAATTAAATCCAGATAATGAGTTTGATAAATGGGTTATAGATAGTATCGTAACTCAGATTACTCAGCAACCTGATGTATATGTTCAAATGACAGTTCCTAATGAATTTCAAACAATAGGAAAAATTAATATAGGGGTTACTGCAGGAATAGAAACAACAATAATACCAAAAGATTGGGTTGATGGTTGTAACCGAATGGATTTGGTTATTACTACATCTCAGCATTCAAAAGCTGGAATTACCGGAACTGCATGGACAGAAAGGCAAAAAGATACGCAAGCGGTTGTTGCGGAGCATAGAGTAAATAAACCTGTTGAAGTTTTATTTGAAGGAGCGGATTATAAACAAACCGATGGATTATCAAAGTTAGATAGTATAGAAGAAGATTTTTGTTTTCTTTTTGTAGGCCATTGGTTGCAAGGTAATCTTTATCATGATAGAAAAGATGTTGGCGGAATGATACAATCATTTTTATCTGCATTTAGTAGAGCAAAGGGGAAAAAACCTGCACTTATTCTTAAAACTTCATCGGCTAATTTTAGTATTAGAGATAGAGAAGAAATTCTTAAAAAAGTAAATGATGTTGCATCAAAGGTAAACAGTGATTTATCTATTTACTTATTACATGGTGATTTAAGTCCAGAAGATATGTGGAAACTTTACAATCACCCAAAAGTAAAAGCGAGTTTATCATTTACTCATGGTGAAGGATTTGGTAGACCACTATTAGAATTCAGTTTGACAGGAAAGCCAGTAATTGCATCTAATTGGAGTGGACATGTTGATTTTTTAAGTAATGATGGTTCAGTTTTATTAAAAGGTGATTTAAGGCCAGTAGATCCATCTGCAGCAAATCAATTTCTATTAACTGATTCACAATGGTTTTATGTAAATTATTCCGATGCAGCATTAAAACTAATTGATGTTCACAATAATTATGATAGATACCTAACGAATTCAACAAAGTTAGGAAATGAAAACCGAATTAAGTTTTCACATAATAAAATGACGGAAGCATTGAGAGATATTTGTGATAGATACATTAAGGTTGCGAAGCATGTAGATTTAGTTTTACCTGAATTTTAAAAAATGGCAACAAACAGAATTTTTACACCAAAGTGGACTAATATCATAGCGGAATTAAAACCGATTGCACATGGTATGATGAAGCCTGGTAATTTTTATAAAGTTGTTGTTTACAAATATGCTGACCCATCTCAAACAAAAGTATTGGCAGGATTAGATACTGCTTATATTTTTTTAATCGGAAGATTTACTGATAAAAAAGTTTTCTTCCCATCTATCAAATTGAAGCATGTAAATCCAGAATTATTTTTTGATAGTTTAAGGCTTACAATAGATAATATTAGTGAAGAGTTGATAGATCAATCGGAAGAGTTCAGATTACTTTTAAGAAAATTTCCAATTGATGGTAAACCATTATTTAATATCTTAAAACGAAAGCCGTTGATTTATGAAGGAAATTATAGAGAATATAAAATGACTTCAATTAAAAGTGTTGAATTAATTCAAATAGATAAAGAATATCTTAAAGATAAATTTCTACCTGGCTATAACACATCTCAAAAAGCTAAGGAAAGAAAAGAAAATTTAAATGATTAAAAGTTATGACATCCAAAGAATATGTTATATGGCTTAGAGGCTTTGTAGAAGCCTGTCACGAATACGCACCCACACCAAAGCAGTGGGATGCCTTAAAGGATAAATTAGCAGAAGTAAATGATAATGATTCAATTATCGTTAATACACCTAACACTTTACCTATTCAGCAACCACTTCCTTATGTAGACCCATATAATCCATATAGGATAACTGGTACATCAATTACATACGGATATCCAAGTGGTAGTAGTTGGAATTATACAAATTCTACAAATACAAAGCCTATACAAACAGAAGAACATTCTGAAAAACACCACAACGAAGATTAAGTATGAAAATAAGTTACGCTATAACTGTTTGTGATGAGTTAAAAGAACTTACCTCATTAATTAACTTTCTCCTCGTGCGTGTAGATAGCGAGGATCAAATTGTAATTCAATATGATACTGATTCCGTTACAAAAGAAGTTGTGGATTATCTTACAATCATTGGAGATATACAAAAACAAATTAAAGTTATATCTTTTCCACTTAATAAAGATTTTGCATCCTTTAAAAATAATTTGAAATCACATTGTGAAGGGGATTATATTTTTCAAATTGATGCAGATGAAGAGCCCTCCGAAATTTTATTAGAAAGATTAAAACAAATATTGACTGTAAATGAAGTTGATATTATTTTTGTACCGAGAGTTAATACCGTAAAAGGATTAACTGAAACACATATTCAACAATGGGGGTGGAGAGTTGATGAAAAAGGTTGGGTTAATTGGCCTGATTACCAAACAAGAATCTATAAAAATACTGAAGAAGTCCAATGGCATGGTAAAGTTCATGAAAGAATAACAGGATATACTACATTCACAAATTTTCCTGCGGATGAAAAATACTCTTTATATCATCACAAGGAGATAAAAAGACAAGAAAAACAAAACGATTTTTATAATAAAATTTAATAAAATGCAAAAAGACATATTAATTGTAGTTCCATCGAGAAGTGGAAATAGTGAAAGATACCCAAATGTAGATAGATTTATCGAAAATTGGAAAACCAATACGGAAGGATTAAGTGATTTGTGTATTGGATTAGATGATGATGATTCACATAAATATCCTATAAGAGATGGGGTTATTTACGAAATCAATCCTAGAGTTAGAATGATTCCTACATTGAATCAAATTGCTATGAAATATAGAAATTCATATAAATACATAGCATTCTTTGGAGATGATCATGTTATTAAAACTAAATGGGAGAGCACATTTATCAATTTCTTTAATGAAAATAATGGAATAGGAATTGCGTATGGAAACGATTTATTACAAGGTGCTAAATTACCAACTGCTGTGTGTCTAACTTCCAATATAATTGATACACTGGGATTTATGGTTCCTGAATGTTTGATTCATATGTATGCAGATAATTTTTGGTTAGATTTAGGAAACACTTGTAATATCATAAAATATTTTGATGAAATTATATTTGAACATATTCATCCAGATAATGGTAAAGCCGAAAGAGATTCTCAATATGTAGATGCTGCATCAGTAGCTTATGTAGATCAACAAAGATATATGGAATACAGGGGTGGTTTTGATTTTTTAAACGATGTGAATAGGATAAAAGATTTAATAGAAGGATAGTTATGAAATATTCTCAGCATGATGAAGATGGAATAATACTTAGTTTGTTAGAAAAAGAAGGAAAAGAATTTAATGGTGTTATTTTAGATGTAGGCGCTAATGATGGTATTATGTATTCTAACTCTAGAATGTTTATAGAGGATTATAATTGGAAAGGTGTTTTGATTGAACCTACAAAAGATTGTGTAGATAAATTAAATGAATTGTATAAAAATAATCCAAATATAGAAATTTTTGATGTAGCTATTGATAATGAAGAAGGTGAAAAAGAAATACATTTGGGAACATTAAGCGGAGAAGGTATAAATCAAATTTCAACTTTAAATGATGCGGATAAATTATTTTGGGAAACTAATAGAAAAGTTAAATATAAAAATGAAATTATTAAAACAACTACTATAAAAAAAGTATTAGAAAAATCTTCTTATAAAACTTTTGATATTGTGAGTATTGATACTGAAGGAAATGACTTAATTGTATTATCTCAGCTAGTAAATGAAAATATTTACCCAACATTTATTATATTTGAACATAATGATAATCGCGATTTTTTGCGTAACGCTATGAATTTATTAAATGATAAATATGAAACTATATGTAGAAATACTGTAAATGTTATTTTAAAATTAAAATAATGAAAATTCTTTTAGGCTGTTTAAATGTAAATGGATTGGGTGGTAGTGAGTTGTATCACTATGAGCTTGCTAAAGAATTACATTTATTAGGAAACGATATTACATTATTTACTGCTAGACAAATTGATGAAACTGATATAGTTAGAAAAAAACTATATCAATTAGGTATAAAACAAATTGATTTGAGTAGCATTGATACAACTGAAAAATTTGATATAATAGTTGCAAGCCAACCTCAAGTTAATCAATTTTTTATACAATACTTTCCACACATTCCAAAAGTTAGTATAATACATTCTGAAATACGAAGTGAAGACCCAATTCTTAATGATAATATAGAACATTATATTGCTATTAGACAATCAATAGTAGATATGCTGATAAACGATTATAATATATCTTCTGATAAAGTTTCACTTATATATAATCCAATTGATAGAAGCAGGTTTAATAATGAAAATAGCTTAAAACACCAAAAGAAGAGTGGTATATTTGTGGGAGAAGTATTGGATAACATTAGATTCAAAGCAGTATCGCATATAGTTAAAAACTGCATAGATAAAGATTGGGATTTATATCTAATGAGTGATAGCAAATATGATTTTGGACACCCTAATATAAAATATATTGATAAAAGATGGGATACCGAAACCATAGTTAAAAATATGGATTTTACCGCTGGTATCTTATTAGGTAGAACTACATTAGAAGGATGGTGTTGCGGAGTTCCTGGATATATGTATTTAATTAATATCAATGGAGATATTATTGGAATAGATGTGGAAAAGCCTGATAACATAGAAGAGTTATGTGATTCTAAAAATGTAGCAAAACAACATATTGAATTATACAATAAAATAATAAAATGAAAATATTAATAACCGGACATTTAGGATTTGTAGGTAGATCATTTTTACGATACTTTGGTGATAAGCATGAAATTACTGGAATAGATTTAAAAGAAGGAAATGATTGCAGAGATTATTTTAAACAATCATCTGAAGTATTTGATTTAATCATTCATTTAGCTGCTATTGTAGGTGGAAGAGAAACAATTGAAAAAGAACCACTATCAGTTGCAGCGGATTTATCAATTGATTCTGAATTCTTTAATTGGGTAATTAAGACAAAGCAAAAGAGAGTTGTCTATTTCAGTAGTAGTGCCGCATATCCAACATATTTACAACATCCGGATTCAAAATATAGATTAAAGGAAAGTGATATTAATTTAGATGATATCAGATTACCAGATTACACTTATGGATGGTCTAAATTAACAGGTGAATACTTAGCTAAATTCGTTAGACAGAGTGGAACAAAGGTTTATGTTTTCAGACCATTTAGTGGATATGGTGAGGATCAAGATTTAACATATCCATTCCCATCATTTATTGATAGAATTAAAAGAAAGGTTGATGAATTTGAAATATGGGGAGATGGAACTCAGGTTAGAGATTTCATTCATATGGATGATATTGTGGAAGCAGTTATGACGGTTGTTGATAATGATGTTGAAGTAGATGCTTTAAATTTAGGTTGTGGTATTGCAACTCCATTTAATGAATTAGCAAAAACAATGTTTAAAATAAGTGGTCATACTCCATCAAAAGGAATAAAGCATTTATTAGAAAAACCAATTGGAGTATCATATAGAGTATGTGACCCAACTTTATTCAATTCTATTTATACTCCAAAATATGCATTAGAAGAAAGAATTGAAATGATATTAAAAAGAAAATAGTTATGAATATTTCTACCTTAGTAGGTTTAAAAAATAATTTAGATTATTCTCAAAAGTTTTATAAAAGATTCAGAGAGGTATATCCTGCTGAAGAATTATGTTTTGTAAGTTATGGTTCGAATGATGGTACACATGAATGGTTGGATTCTTTAAAAGATGAAAATTTAAAATACTATTATTCTGAAGAAAAAAAGACTTTTTCTGATACATTTAATAAATGTGCAGAGATTGCTACAAAAGAATATATTGTATTCTGTCATAACGATATCGTGATGTTGAAGGGTTGGTTAGAAAATATTGAAAAACATCTCAACAAGTCAACCGCCGTAACATATACTACTATTGAACCTCCTATATTCGCGGGGCATGACAGACCAGGTAAAATTATAAAAGATTTTGGATTAGAATTCGATGATGTGAATTATGAAGAATTGGAAAAGTTTGCAATAGAAACACAAACACAATATAGAGATAAAACATCAAATGGTTCTGCTTTTTTTATTGCACAACATAGAGGATTATATCTTTCAATAGGGGGTATGGATAATCTATATTCTCCGATGTTTTGTGAAGATGATGATATACTTTATAGATTAGAATTATTAGGTATTAAAACTATTGTAAGTTTAGATAGCGTTGTTTATCATTTTGTCTCAAAAACATCTAGATTTTCAGAAGAACATAAAAGCAATACAAAAATTATTGAAAATAAATCTATTCTCAATAAGGTTAGAAAATGGGGAAGATTGAGTTTGGATAAGAAGTCACATACATACGATGTTGGGTTAATTATTCCTAATTGTAATTTAGAATTATTAAAAAGCGTTGAACCCTTTGTATCCAATTTATATGTAGATTGTGATTTTATTAAATTTATAGATGAAGAACAATCTAATACTAAAATAAATTTATCCAAAAAAATTAAAACAATCAATAGTGTAAGAGAAAATGATATTATCGTTTTAGTAAAAGATGTGACTAAATTTGATAATAACGATTTTTCCCTCATAGTAAATCTATCTTCGTTTATTTCTAATGAGCAAGTAAGAATTGGAAGTACATTCGATTTTCAAAATTTTACTTTTAATATCAAAAACAAAAATACATACGAACATAAATTGGTGACAACCAAATCAAATTATTATTTAGACAAATGTATTTAATTTCTTTAAGAGGTAATATATTAGGAGTTGATTCCAAAAAAGAAAATAAGCCCTATCAAATTCAGGAAGTAATTAGAATGGGATTACATTGTTGGGTAGATGTTTGGTGGCATAATAATGAATTCTATTTAGGAACTAATGAACCCTACTACCCAATAAAGCCAACATTTCTGAATATGTTTGCTCTTTGGTGTAATGCAATGAATTTTGAAACTCTTATTAAATTAAAAGAACAAAAGGCTCCACATTATTTTATATGGAAAGGAGAACCTTTGATGACAAATACTCAGCATATTATAACGGATACTATTTCTGAAATTGGAATAGAGGATACACTGCTTATTACCGATGAGTATGATTCCTTAAATTTACCACTAAAGGGTATTATATCAGACAATATCGCATCATTTAAGGAAGGGTAAACTAAATTAACATATATTTATGTATATGAGTTGGTCTACCAAATATAAAAAAAGTATAGATTGTGATAATCCGAAAGGGTTTTCACAAAAAGCACATTGTGATGGTAGAGATGCAAGAAAAAGAGGAGAAGAAACAAAATCGAAATCTCCATTTAATGAGGATATAATTTCAACTGCAAAAGATAAATTGGCAAATTGGTTAGAAAGAGCAAAAAACTTCGTAAAAAATAATTGGGAAGAATTTAAATACGCTTCCAATAGGGAAAAAAGAGAAACTATTGTTGCAATGCATATATTTCAACGAATGGTTTCAGGTGTTCCCGTATCTGATGCAGAAAAAAGATTTTTAAAAACACAATCGGCAGATTTAGTAAAGATTATTTTTTTAGTTGGTTTTAAATTTATTCCAACTCCTATTCCCATAACTCCAATTACGATTTTTTTAGGTAAAAAAGTAGGTATAAATGTTTTACCGATGTCCCAAACTTTAGCTACAAATGAAGACCTTCGTAAATGGTTTGGAAGTGGTAAGTGGGGAGGAAAAGGCGGTGGTGGCTGGGATAGGTATAATAGTAAAGGTGAAAGAATTGGTAAATGTGGCGCAGGGGAAGAGGGTGAGGCGTATGCGGCGTGCTTGAGCTCAGCGGCTGCAGAGAAATTAGGAAAGAAAGGTAGAGCGAACTTTGTTAATAGAAAAAGAGCAGCTCAAAAAGCTGGAGGTGATGCTAAAAAGGGTGGTGAAAAAACCGATGGTGATAAACCAATTAGAGTAAGTTGGGATAAAAGCGGTAAAAAAGATTTCAATCCACCATCATAGTTCTTATATAAAAAAGATATATTTATATACATTATGGATATGAAAGAAAGTATTACTTTATTTTTAGAAAAAAATGTACCTACTGACCCTTCAAAGTGGCAGTATTATGTTTCTCAGGCAAAAAAGAAATTTGATGTGTACCCATCCGCTTATGCAAATGGTTGGGCTGCAAAACAATATAAAGATGCAGGAGGGGGTTGGAAAACTGAAGGAGTTGATGAACCTCAGCATGTTGCACAAGGATTGCCACAAACAAAAGAATTAAAAGGTAAATTAATCGGTGAAAAACTCATTAAATACTTCTCTGAAATAGGATTAAAGCATGCTTGTTATCAAAATGAAAATGGAGATATAAAAGTAATAGGATTAAATAAGGAGCAAGTTAAAGAAGCAATTAATAAAGTAGTAGAAGAATATAAAAGAATTAAGGAATCCGCAGAGGGTGATAAAATTCAAAAGTTAAATGATAGGATTAAAGCATTGAAGGATAAAATTTCTGCTACAAAATCTTCAGAACAAAAAAACTTACTTCAACAAAGATTAAAAAATGCTTTACAAACTCTTTCAAACTATAAAAAGGGATTTGGTATAAAAGCTCCGCATACTGAATCATTTCCAGGTGGAGCAGGAGTAGGATTATCTTTACCAGGAGGATACATTAACGGGTCACCATCAGAAGAAGATAGAGAAAAAATCAAAAATAAATTAGGAAGATAATGAATATGAATTTAAAAGGAATAATGCCAACATTAGGAGCTAAGCCTGGACAAGTGGTATCAGACCCTTATGCAAGAGCTTTCGCACCTCAACCAAAAGTTGAAGTAGTAAAGGAGGCGGAAGATCACGAAGTTTCTATGGCTCAAAATTCATTGGATACTATCATTAAGATGGCAACTGAATTGAAAGCCAAAATGGGTGAAAGCGAAAAGGATATTCCAGCTTGGATTCAGGATCACATCACTAATGCTGAAAATTTTATTTCACAGGCATCTTCTAACTATCACGAATATGGGAATTCAAATGAAGTAAAGGCTGATGAAATTAAGGTTTTATCTAAAGAAGAATTTATAAAAGAAGCAAGATTAACCGATATAGTTCGTTCAATTGTAGAAACACCTGCAATAGGTAAACCCATTCATTCTAAAATGAATGAAGCAAAAAAATATGATATAGGATCTGGATATATGGGAAATGGTTTAACCATTTGGAATAGAGCCGAAGAAGAACATGGTGATTACAAAATAATTGCTCATATTTCTCCACAAGGTAAGTTATCAGTTAGAGATAAACAATTACCAGCCGATTTAAAGAAGACGTTCCAAATATGGGCGGATTCAATGGCTAAGGGCAATATGGGCCCAAAATATTAATATGGAAAATTTATATTCAGTTCTTATTACCGCAATTACAGTTTTAGGAGGAAGTGCGGCTTTTCGTTTTTATGAAAAGAGATACCAGAAAAAAGAAAGAGATGATGATTTCATCAGACACGATTGTAAAGACCGTATCTCTAAATTAGAAGCACTTTTAGCTCAATCATCAAAAGAAAAAGATGAATTGAGAGTTATGGTATTAAACCTTACAAAAGAAGTAGCAGCCCTATCGGTTAAAGTGGAATACCTAACTAAGGAAAATGAGGAGTTGCATAAAAAAGCCGGAAAAACACGTAAGATTATTAATGGTTAATGATAGCAAGAAGTTTATTTGTAGAAGATAAAAAACTTAGAGTTTTTGATTTTGATGATACACTTGTCAAAACATCTTCTTATATCTATGTGAAACATAAAGACGGAAAAGAATCTAAACTTACACCAGGTCAATATGCCGTTTATAAAGAAAGACCAGGAGACGAATTTGATTTTAGAGATTTTGAAAAAGTAAAAAATCCAAAGGTAATCAAAGGGTATTTTCAATTATTAAAAAATATGGCTGCCACATCAGATAGAGCAGTTTACATATTAACCGCCCGTTCAGCGTACAAGCCTGTATATGATTTTATTAAAGATAGTGGTATAAAAGATGTATTCGTAGTAGCATTAGGCGATAATAATCCAGAAACAAAAGCGGATTGGATAGAAAGAGAGATGAAAAATCAAGGATATGATAACATCTATTTTGTTGATGATTCCCCTAAAAATGTTGATGCGGTTAGAAAAAGATTAAATAAATACCCAAATATAAGAAAGAAAGTGCAACTTGTAAAGCATGGTTAAGAAAGAATTACAAACAAATGGTTGTTATTTTGGTCATATTTCAGAAATAAATCCAGAACTTTTAAATAGATTACAAAATCTAGAACCTTTATTGGATAGAGAATTTTATACTAAGGTTACTCATTCATATTTAGGGCAATCTGAAAACAAAATAGAGTGCACTCAAACTAATACATTTATAGAGGCTGAGGCAATAAAAAATGAATGGTTGTTGAAAAAGAAGAATGGGTTAGATGTTTGGCAAATTTTTTATACATTTAATAACGATAATGATAAGGGAAGTAGAATTTTACAAAATCTATTGCCAGATATAAAAGAACTATTTATCCCTATAATTGAGTATTGTTATGGAAGTGAAATGTTAGATAAAATTTGGAATATAAGTAGAAATGTAATAAATCTAACTAATTTTACAGAAGGTTGTTTCATAGATAATCATTCAGATGGCGGAAGTCCTCACATGGTTTGTAATATTTTAATCTATTTAAATAATAATTGGGAAGAAGGTGATGGTGGCGAATTGATAATAAAAGAACAATTTAAACAATCTCCAAAATGGGGTAATTTTGCAGTATTAGATTTTACAAAACACAACCCTTCTCATTTAGTTACTACCATAGAAAACCCAAATTTGAATAGATTTGCAGTATTAACAGGCGTTCTCCTTAAAGAAAATAGGTTTATTTCTACAATATAATATTTATATGTAAGTTTAAAAAGAAAAAAATATGACAGTATCAGAATTTAAAATAGAAAATCATAAAAGTATAAGTGCAGAAGTGGCAGAATCATTCGCTTTATACGATGGAACTTTTGCAAAAGAAGGTGATAAGTTAATCGATGCATTCTTAGTGCAAGAAGATGATAGCTTTAGCCTTATACATTTTGTGCCTGAGCAAATTTCAAACTTTGAAATAGTTGAGGATCCTGAATATGATATATTTCTTCCGTTATCTGAACAAAAATTTAAAGTAAAATTAAAATAAGATGAAAGTATCTGAATGGAAATTAGAAAATTCTGTTGTAGTAACCGATGAAAATTACGATTTTTTAAAGGATACTCAATTGTATTCACTTGCAGAACTTCAAAAGGGTTCTAAATTTGTTGAGGCTGTTTTAGATGATATACACAACCCTTATAATGGGGCTAGTATATATTTTATGGATTCCGAAATTGGTTTATTTGAGATTACTGAAGATCCTGAATGGGATGAATACTTACCAGTAGCAGATCAAAAATTTAAAGTAAAACCTAAAGTTTAATTAAAATGCCAGCAGTATCCAAAGCACAGCAAAGATTTATGGGTATGGTTCACGCTACTCAAAAGGGTGATATGGAATCTCCATCTAAAGAAGTTGAAAAAGTAGCGGATACTATGAAAAAAGTGGATGCAAAAGATTTCGCATCAACTAAACACAAAGGATTACCTGCACACGTTAAAGAAAGATTAAAAGAAATCATAAGAGGTGTAATGAGAGCGGAGGGAGCTTTCGGATCAGTAATAGGTGGGCCAGAAGATGGTAGAAACCTTACTGAAATGTCTCCTAATGATACTCATTTTAAGGGTATAATGGCGATGTATGATAAAGGTGGTTCATTTGCTAAAAAGAAAGTAGGTGCAGCCGTATCTAAAAATCCAAATGCAAGTAGAAATCAAATTGTTGATGATTTAAAGGATTTAGATTATCAAGAAATTTTAGATACTGAAGCTCAATTAGGTTTAGATGAAACGATTACTGAAGAATTTAAACACCTTATATCAGTAGAAACTCCAACTCAGATAGTCTCTAAACCAATTGCGGCACAAATCCTTGCATTAGCTAAAAAAGGAGTTCGTTCTTCGGAAATAGGATTAAAAATGGGATTTGTTGGAAACCAAAAAGCAGCTACTGATGCATTCCAAAAGGTAAAAAATAAAATTTATTTTTCATTAGATAAAAGAAACGAATCTATCAACGAAATTGAATATAAAGATGCAGTTGAAAAATTCAATGCAGATTTGATGAAAAACTCACAAGTTGAAAGAATTGCTAAATTCCACAAAAAATCAATTAAAGACGTGGTAAAAGCATTACAACCATATTTAAAAGTTTTAAGATATAGTGATAAATCAATTAAAGTAATTTCAATTGATTTTAGAGATACTAATAGTGATGTAAAAGTTCACGTTTCTCAAACTTACAAACAAAACGAATCAGTAAACGAGGCATTTAATGTAAGAGATTTACCAACTTGGCTATTTGATGACCCAGTTGATTTTGAAGATTGGTACGAAGATGGAATGAAACTAGATAAAGGTAAAGGTAAACTTGCTCCATTTAGTAGTTCCGATGAGAAAAAACTATTTCAGTTAGTTGGAATATGGCAGGATTCTGAAGGTGATTATCAATTCGGAAGAGGAGATTACGGAACTGGTAAAACTACTGGTGCCCGTTCTGCTTCTTATACCGCACAAGATGATATCAAAAAGTTCTTAACTCAAAAGGGAAAAGTTGTTGATGAATCATTAAGTGAAGCAAAATATCCAACCGAAGAGCATGATTGTGGTTGTAATGAAAACTATGATTGTGGTTGTGGTGGATTACATACACATTAATATAAATGATATGAAATTAATAAATTTATTAAAAGAACAAAAAGTAAACGAAGGTAAACTTGGAGATACTTGGAGAAAAAATAATAAAAAAGGATTCGTTCTTAAAGTAGGTAATATAGAACTCAAATCAGCGGGGCCTTCAAACTCACATGATATACTTGTAGACCGTATGCCGTGGGGAACTTTTATGATGGATTATGAAGCTGGTGGGGATGATTGGTGGGTAAAACCATTAAGAGGAAAAGATTTTTGGGTAGATTCAATTGATGATTTAGTAAAAAAAATAAAAGGTGATTCACGAATTAAAGAATCAATAAACGAAGCATCTAAAATAGACTACGAAGAATTGGATTTACCCAAACAGATATTAGTTACAAAACTTGAAGGGTTTTTTGATGGTAGAATGCAAACTCTTTATGGTGGTATTCATGGAAATATTGTAGAAATTAAAGTGGGAATCGGCGGGACTAGACTTACAAAAGGCGATTTAAAAGAATTAGCTACAATGAATAT